CATGCTGATGAGGAAGGCGAAGTGCCTGCCCTCATACTCACCAGGCACGAAGTTCTGCCAACCCTGCCAGATACCGCCACGGTTGACATTGAATGTCACCCGGAACTCGAAGTCGCCAGGCGCCGCGCCTGTCAGGTTCGGCATGTCAGCCAGCCGGGGCCAGTTGATCATGTTGTAGCCGTCGATCTCCGCGGACCCGACCATCTCCAGGCTGAGCCGGCAGACGTAATCCACGCCCAGATCTTCGGTATAGGCCACGTAATAGGGCGGGCCTTCAAAGCCTGGAATCTTCTTCAGCATTCCCTGATCGACGTAGCAACCGACCTTCTCACCGGACCAGAGCGGGTGATGATCGACGCGCGAGACCGCGTTCAACCCCATAGGCGTGGCGGCGGTGCTGCCCCCGGTTGCCTGGCGCGAGGCCGTTCCGGTGACATCCACCGCTTTGATGAAATAGGTTCCCGCAGCCAGAGGCACCTGCACGCTGGTGCCAGTGACCTGTGCAACCAGGTCCATCGCCACGCCCCAGGTTGCATCGGGACCGATGAGGGGCGTGTAGCGGATCCAGTAATAGGCCAGGTCGGCGTCAGGCACGGCACCCCAGGTGAGCCGGATACCATCGCCAATCACGCCCACATCCAGGTAGGGCACGTTCGAGGGCGGCACCATCAGGCCCGCCGGAACGCCATCCGCCGTGATGCTGGAGGTCACGCCCAGCACGCCCGCCACGGCGCCAACCCGGAAGTCGTAGGTGCCGTTCGGGATGTTCAGGATCTCGGCGCGCGTGCCGCTGACGGTCGGGCCGACCTGCCAGGCGGTCTCGCCGCTCAGGCGATAGTGGACCTGGTAGCGGTTCACACGCGGGTCGGGCGAAGGTGTCCAGGTCAGCGTGACCGAGGCGACGATCTTGCCGTTCACATTGGCAGTGGTGGTGTAGACCTGCAGCCCCACCGGAGGCGCGATCTCGGACGGCATGTTGGTGTATTCGAGGACCGCGGAATCCTTGACCGAATCCGAGAGGATGGTCTTGTTCCGATTGACCTCAACAGCCGAAATCATCACCTGATCGGGGTTGCTCTCGACCTCCTCCATGGAGAGGACCCGATAGGGCTTCGGGGTGCCAGCGAGACTACCCACCGCACCGAGCGTGAAGTAGGCATAGGCGGGCAGCCCTTCCGGGAGCTGTGCCGACAGCTCGAAGTCGTAGACATAGCCGTCATAGGGGCCGACCAGAGGCACAGAAACGAGATCGAAGCTGCCAGTCGTGGGGTTCGGAACCTCGACCTGCAGGGTGTAGACCACACCATCTTCCAGGTAGAGCGGATCGCGCACGGACACGATCGTGCGGTTCTCGTTGAGGGACTTGATGCGCCCCGAGAGCGCGTAACCCATGTCAGGGTCGCTCACCAGGATGATGTCATAGGGGCGGACATAGAGACCCCGGCGGTTCGTGGTGAAACTCACCATCTCCACCTCGGTCGTCGCCGTGATCATCTTGTGCGCCGCCCGCCGCATGGCTTCATGGGCATCGGTGCAACCGATGCCGATGAAGTCATAAGGGATCGCACCATAACGCGCCTGGTGATCCGAATCCCGCAGGACCCTGGTGTCAGTCTCGTACTTCAGATCGGGATTGGCGAACTTGACGGTGAAGTCATTGAAGCGCGTGGACGGGTCCGTATAGCTGTATTGGAACCCTTCCTCGTAGATGTTCTCCGGCCCGAAGATGGCGGTGGCCGCGTCGTCCTTGTCAATGACCAGGCGGATTGCACCGTTCAGGTCATCCACGAAGGTGGCGTTGAAGACGCCCGCCATGTAGCGGAGCTGGTCCTTGATGCCGCGTGCTTCGGTGATCAGTCCATTGAAGGTGTAGCGCGGCTGCCAGCCGCCCTTCCCATTGGGCACCAGTTCATCGCACCAGCGGGCAGCATCGTAGATGTCGAACTTGTTGATGCTGAGGTCGGGCCAGAACTTCTTGGCACCATCCACGGCATCCATGGCGAGCTGGTAGAAGCAGAAGGCCGGGTTGTTCGTCCACTCGACCTTCCAGGCGCCGTCCCATGTACCAGTGTAGGTCCGCGTCCAGGGATCGTAGTTCGTCGGGACGCGGCACTTCTCCAGATAGTATTCCGCCGAGAAGTCGGGCAGGCTGGAGAACTGGTCACTGGCCCGCGCCGTCAGATGGGCGACCGCCACATCATCGAACCGGGCCGGGCCGCCGACGATCTCCTGGAACGACTCCCAGACGATATCACGGTAGTGCTCCGGCAGGTCTCCCGAGATGCGCGTGACCCTGATGTCATACGGGACATTGATCGGCTGGACGTTGAAGCGATACTCGAACACCACCGCGCTGGTGGTCTTACCGCGGATCTTCACCGTGCCGCCGAAAGGCTTCTGCCAGGTGTTGCTGGTGGTCGGCTTCGCCTCGATCAGCAGGTCGATCTCGTCGTCGAAGGTGCCTTGAGGGTTGGCGATGTAGAGGGAGCTGACCGTGAAACGCAGGTCGATCATGTCGATGCCCGTCGAGCCATCCAGCCGTTCACCCGGCGTGTCGGTCGTGCGGGTAATGGCCGAGGAGGGTTCCAGGCGGGTGTTGATCGTGGTCGAGCGGGTCAGGCCATAGAGCCCCGCCATCACGTCATAGAAGCCCTCCCAATAGACCTGACACGGAGCCATCTCCGTGTCGGCCGTCAGCAGCGTCACCTCGAAGGTGAAGGGGCCGGGGAGGCCGGAATTGTTGGGCACGCGGATCTCGTGGACTTCCCCGTCGAGAGTGCGGCCCAGGATCTCGTAGGGTTCCGCGTAAGGGTAGATCCACTCGTCGTTGCCGACCATCTTGTAGCGGATGTTGAACCGCGCACGGTGTGGGATGGTGCCGCGCGTGCTGTAATCGTCCACCACATAGTCGGTGGTCTGATACAGCTTCTTGACCTGAAAGCGCAGGATGACCTGCGACGGGTTCACTGTCTGCGTGTTGGCCTGATGCGGCACATTGTAGGCAAGATCCTTGCCGACCTGGCGCCAGTCCTCGAACCCTCCCAGCAACGGATAGATCGTCTCGCCTGGGTTGTTCCCAGGGTAGACGGTGAAGCCGGCGTCAGGGAAGTTGTAGGTGCCATCCGCATTCTGCAGCTTGGTGTCACCGATGTAGACGGACTTGTGCCCATCCACCAGACCGTGGATAGGCCCGCGGCAGAGCCCCAGCAGCACCTCGATCTTGTCTTTGGACCGGAGGTTATCCTTGGTCTCGGTCGGCGTCTTCTGCTTCGTGGTGGTTCCGCCACCAGCACCGGAGAAGTTCTGCATCAGGTTGTCACTCGATAGGTGCCAAGGAGACGGCGTTGATCCGCACGCGGGGGCTGGCCCAGCACAGGCGCAGGATCAGCTTCGATGTCGAATGAGATATAGTGGCCGTAGACCAGGAACCTGCCGAAGCCGCGGGGGATGCGCGTCCCGGACTTGGTGGTGTTCCCCGCTGCGCCGAGATACTTCGAGTCCTCGATCTCCTCATTGGTGTTGGGCTCCACCTTCGGAGCTGCCGACATCAATGCGACGAGGCCGCCCGCCAGGCTGGAGACACCAGCGGCAGCGAGGGCCGCAGCCAACTGAAAGTTGCCGTAGTAGGCTGCCACAGCAGCAAGCACGATCAGCACGACGCCGATGACGACCTGGAAGATGCCACCACCCTTACCACCAGACCCACCAAAGTAGGGGACCAGGTGCAGCTCATCGACCGCGAGTGGTGATTTCAGTGAGGCTTCGGTATCGAACCCCGGCACCTTCAGAGCCCACCGCCGGCCTGGACCTGGAGCGCGCAGCTTGAACTGTCGGGTCAGGCCGCTGATCGCCTCAGCCGCAGTTGCTGCGTCGCATTCCCAGACGGCCGGGAGATGCTCGCGCAGAGCCCCGTGAACGTGGATCTTAACCTTCATCGTGCAGCACCGCGCCATTCTTCACCCGGTAGCACCGCACGCCTTCAGGGCTGATGACGTAGTGCAGCAGGTGGGGCCACATGAGGAACCCGATCATATCGTCGGCGCTCATCTCGGACTTGCCGAAGGGATGTGTGTGCCAAGTGGCAACTGCATCCTCTTCATGAGCAATCATGTCGCGTCCATCGACATCAAAGGCAAGCAGGGGATCGGCTGCGATGTTGCGCAGCTCGATCACTTCACCACTCTTGAGGACCAGTCCCACCCTCTCGTTGTGTCCAGGTAGGAAGCTGAGAAGACGTGTGTTTAGCGAGGAGTTCACGGTAACGGTCCCGCTTTCCTTTGGGTATCAAGGTCTCCACGCCGATCACTTCCTGCGGAATCAGCGCGGCCACATCCGGGTGGCGAAGGACGCCCACCGTCCGGGTCATCCACCCTCCCGCCCAGCGTGCGGTCGTGCTGAGCGCTTGGTACGGATGATGGAGAAAATCCCCATTCCCCAACCAGATTCCTGCATGATTCGCAACACGACTGGCACATGCCATGAGGAATACATCACCGAATTGCAGATGACGAGCCGAATCGGCATCTACAAGTTGGAAGCCTTCCTTGTCGTAGTTCTTCAGATACAGATTCAGTTCGGGGTTGGTATCCCACCAGACTTCGGGATAGGCGTAATCCGCGAAAGAAATACTGAATGTTTGAGAATAGAACTGCTTCACGAGCTGGT